GTGCGCACAAAGGAAGAGGATAAGAAACCGCCCATATTGAATCTTCGCACCTTTAGATTGGTGTGCAACATGGATTTTCCAGACTGCCTCACGAAAGCTCTCAGGCAACCACTCAGAGAGCAGGTTCCCTAGAACCTCGTAAGCCGCATCTTGAACAGGAACTTGGTACCTTAAATCAAAGGCCTTGAAGTCACCAGCTAGGAACTCTCCATCAGCAATCTCGTCCAGGTAGTCCTTCATGTCCTGGGTGTCGTACGACTGTGGGTTCACTCCAATGACTGCTGGGTTCTTGGCTCCGGCATTGCCAAAGTTGATGAGAGCGGCGCCGTACTTCATCCTGAAAGCCACATTAGCAACCAGGTCACCACAGTAAGTAACGCGAGTCCTAATCTCAGTGATCTTCCCAAGTGTAACCTTCTCGTCCTTGAGGTGGGCCAGGAAGATGGACTCCATGTCTTTGAGGTTCTCCATATCATCCAGAAAAGCAGCTACACGCTCCCTCAAATAATCTGTGGGAACTGGCTTCTGGTCTGGGCCTCTGACTATGAAGTCAGTCTTCCCGTCTAGTGACCTTTCTCTCACTAGCGGATAACCAGGGGAGGTCTTGTCGTTGATCGGTCGGAGCATCCCTGGAATCCCCTGGATCGCTTCATCGATCGTCAGCTCTCTCGGGAAGATGTTTGGGACTCTCCTCCTGAAAGAAGCGAGAGAACCTTTCTTGGCTCTAGCGAGGTTCTTCTTGTTGATGTCAACTTGGACATTCTTTGAGGCCAAAACTGCTCCCATGACCAATGGGTCGTACCCACGTGACCTAGGGTCATCCTGGCTGAGAATAGGCACAAACTTGTCCTTTCCTCCCATCTTTCCATGGAAAATCGTAGGCCTTAGCTTTGAATGGCCAGGAGAGATGTTGTTGTATGTGGCTTCCTCTACAGACACCACATTTGGTCCTCTGACGATGTCAGTGAAAGTCTCCATGTTCTTCTTGTAGTCAACTTTCCACCTGCATACATCAAAATCAGGGTCGAGAATGACTTTGGAGTGTTGTAGTTCTCTCAGGAAAGAGAGGGCCCTCTCCTTGTCATCACCGCTATAGCGGTCGAAAGGCCTGTCCTTGAACTTCCCATCCTTGTCGCGGTTTGCAGCTAGGACAGACAGTGGCATCTTCTTCATACCATAATCCCTCTCCCAGGCGCATGCCAAGCCGTCTATGACAGACTCAGCCAAGAAGACCTGAGGCATTGGGCTTTCTCCCCAGTATTCTGGATGATGGGGGTTGTTGGCCTGATGGTGTGCCCAAGCATCTCTCCACGCTTGCGTGTCAAGCTTCCTAACCCACTTGTCAACATACCCAGGCGCCTCTGCCTTTTGCAACTTGGAGTCATCGTGTTTCCGAAGGATGTGCCAAGGGACTGGGATCCCAGGGATCTGCATGCCCAAGAGCAAGATTGCGTCCTTGTGTGACCTGACCTGCTCTATATGGGTTGCCAAGTCACTGTCCTCTCTTTGTCCTTCACCACTTCCCGAGAAATGAGTACCCGATAAGTCTTCTTCCTTGAAAGCAGACCCAAATGACTCCTTCGTAATTGGAACAGCAAAGCCGAGAGGTTTTCCATCCTTCCTGACTGATCCAGCCACATGGAGGCCAACGATCTTGCCGTTGTACTTTGTCTCTCCAGCCATCAAGAAAGAACCGCACTGTCCTGCATGTGTCTTGTAGTGGTAGACAATCCCCCATTTGATCTGGTAGATGTGGGCTCCACACTTGTAATCACCCACAGGCGATCTATAGCACCTCACGTACTTTGGGGCGTCACCATCATGGAAAATCCCCTTGAACTCTGCAAGGTCCTCCAACTCCGCTTCTTTGATTAGTCTGGAACTCAAGTCTTTGAGTGGTTTCCAGGTCTGGGAGGTTACTCGGTACAACATGGTGTCTGTTGCAACGTTCCACCTAGCATCCCGGGGCTCAAACTCTATCTCCAGGGTGTTGTGCTCTGTCATGACTGTGAAGCTTGTTCCCCTAGGAACACAAGATCCATCTGCCTTCCTGAAGAAATGGTAAGGCCCAGCAAACACATTCCCAGTTATGAACGTGCAGTTTGTGGTGGTCCCATCCATGGAAATCTTTCCAATATTCTTGTTGATGGGGCTTGCTTGAGCTGATCCTCCGCTCCACTGCTCTGTTTCAGGTAACTCTCCTGGTCGGTGTACCAAGCCAGTTCTCTTCATGGCTCTCACGTGCTTCTTGCCATAACTAATGCTTTCAGCTTCTAACTCAAGGGTTTCTCCTTTGGGGTGAGTGTTCTTCCCACAAACCCATTTTCCGAGTGACCATGCAGCCCAGGCGATTAGGGGAACTGACGCAGCCAGAGTCCAAGCCTTCCAAGGGTTACGTATGTTGATCTCCCCATCACTGAAAGGGTCGAAACCGAGTGCATCAATATTGTTAAGATCGCAAGTGTCTACATCGAGCTCTGAGTCGGAATCTTCAATTACATACTTCCTGGGATCTGTTCCTTCTCTGGGATAGGATCTACCTCCATGAGCATCTGTAACTCTCCATTTCTTTGGTGCTGGGTTTGACTCCTCAGACTCGGTCTCTGACGTAGCACTGAGGGCGTCAATGTAATCTTCCAGGACGTCAGAATCAGCAGTTGAACCTTGCTTAGAAGTCATTTGAGTCTCTTCTGGGATCACCTCAACTGGCTTAGGGGCCTCTCCTTTTACAAAAATGTTCTTGTAAGCATTGTGGCCAGAAGGGTCACAATCGCCTTCCATCAATTCTTTGCGTTCTGCCTTTCTCATGTCCTTGACCTTGCGTGCGTTCTTGCCTGTTTGTCCAACTCCTTCGGTGAATTCTTCGCGCTCTGCTTTGGACAATTTCTTCGATTTGCCTGTCGCTTTCTTAGTTTGAGCTACTCCTCCTGTAAATCCTAAGAAATCCATGATTGTGGGTTTCCTTGGAAGTGCAGCAGTTTTGACTCTAGTAAGGACCTCCTCCATAATCTCAGAAGCGGGCTTGCGTGATACGTTAAGTCCGGAAGCACTCAGTAAGGAATCGGCTGTCTCCATGTGCTTCGCATAAAGGGTCTTGATCCTCTTTACCGCCTCCTTAAAAGTGTAGGTCTTGGTCTTGTTAACAGCGCAGTTAATAAATATCCTGTTCGCAAACCTGATCTTCATATATCCTCGCTCATTCCTGATCTTCTCTGGAACGAGACCCAAGTCCAAAATACCCTCTTCACACCAATTTTCTTCTGCTTCTTCGGTCAATGTGACTTCTAGATTGACATTTCTGCGCCTCTCAAAAGCCATCCTATCAACCTTGACCTTTGGGAACTGGACATTGGAGGTACACATAACTAGCTTTGGCTCTAGCTTTGTGCCCTTAATACCAACATTGATATTGTCAGTTGAGGCCATATTTGCA